GAGAGCGTCTTTGAATTTTTTACGTGTTTCGTTACTATGTGATAGGACGATCGCCTTCACTTTAAAATCAGCAACGGTTCCTTTATCCATGAGTTCTTTTGTATTCACAAATCGTTTAACCTCACCGAAACATCCTTCAAGTACTAACCTATGAGTTTTACTTTCAGATGATTTAAGTGTACCAGTGAATCCATGTCTGTACTCACAATCGGTTAATGATTCCATAATCTTAGTTAAACTTTTTGCTTGGAAGGTATGAGCTTCATCTCCAAGTACAACTGAGAACTGATCAAACCATTCTTTTCCTAATTTGACTAGTGACTGCCATGTAGATATGACAATCGGTGAGCTTGTGTTTTTATCTACACCACCTTGAATAGTATAGATATCGCTTTCGTCACAACCATAATCTACAAAGTCACCTTTCATTTGGTGTACTAAAGAGATTGTCGGAACGATAATAAGTGTTCTATGGCCGAATGCTTGAAAGTAATGTTGTTGTATCAAATAAATGATTAAAGACTTACCAGATGATGTCGGTGATAGAGATAGAGATCTGCGTTTACGCAATGCGTTAAGTACATATTGTGCTTGATAATCTCTTGGGGTAAACTTACAATTAATTTCTTCAGCAAGTTGAGTAGGATAATCGTCATCAAATTCCTCGTCCATTCCAATGTGATCTGGTGCAGATAAGAAATATCCACGATCGTCACAGAATTTTTTAACATGTGGGTAAAGGCCAACAAAGAGTATTGGTCTCATTGGTTGGAATAGTCTAATGATACCATCCCATACTCGATTTTTATAAGCAGGTACGAACTGATAGCCTTCAGGTCTGAAAGAGAAGTGTTCGGCTAATTCCATGAGTGTGCCACTGTCTGCGACAATTTTCATATGAACCGAATTAATCGGCTCGATCGTTATCTGTTCGCTCATAATTTAATTGCTAGTAATACTAATATTGAGATCAGTAGAACATTCGTAAAGAATATCCCGATCGCTAATATAGTATGGTACCAAATCCACCTTGTCTTATATGCATTTTCTATAGTGACTTCTTCTGGATCAGTATCGTCGGCCATCATATCAATGACCTTTGGTTCTGCTGCACGATTTAAAGCTTGTTCAGTAAGAGTAGCTTGTGTTTCTTCCCACTGTCGGTCGGCTTCTTTTCTGAAGCCATATTCTATAAATCGTGTAAACCATTCCATAATCTTTAGTAGTCACCTGCCTGAAATTTCAACATGTCAATCATGTTTTTAATTATAAAGTTTCTGCTGTGTAGAGTTCTAATAATATCTTCAAGGTAGTTTGAATTTGCTGTGTGATAGTCAATAGTCAAACTTAATTTAATAATATCCTTATCGCTCTGTATATATTTATCTACTTCGTTACGCAGTACTTTTTTCTGATATGGCTTCCAACCATTATCTTTTAAATCTTCTTCAGCCATAGAGCCATCGTAATAATCTCGCTTACGAGACTCGAGGTCTTTATATTCGGCTTTTAATTTTTTAACACGAAGTACTTCTCTATAAAAGAGATTGTAGTATTTGCTGTGTAATTGAGGAATTCTTTTAGACTCACCAACTAGATTTGTTTCATCTATGATTGAATCGTTTGCCCATAAAGTGGCTATGTCATTTGTATCCATTATATAAACTCGGTTGTTAACAATAAAGGTATATTATATCACGTTTATAGTGATTTGTCAACCCCTTAGGATAATTGATTTATATTAAATCGGTCGTATCTCAGAGTAACTGTTGCTTCGACGTAGGTTACGTCTTGGTTAGATAAGTCTAAACTTACAGGTGTAAGACCAACAGGGAAAGCGTTTAAGAAAGTAACTTCAATATTTGGATTTTTATGTGAGTTTAATATGATCACAGAAATGTCTGAAGTGAGACCCTCTTTGCTTTTGTTTAATTTATCATATGAATCTAAAGTTTCTGGAGTACCGAAAGCTTTGACCCAATTATAAATTTCAATATAGTTATTCATATTTTCATCTACGATAAATGTCAAATCTAAATCAGCGTAACTAAGATGATCACCAACACTATAGAACGCGCTTAGAGGTGTGTCACTCTTAACTGAGTTTGTGGTTACAGAAGGCAATAAGACCTTATTGGAAAAGAATTCCACGGTGGGTAGCCTTTTGACCTGTATTTTAAAGCCACTAGCAGATAAATAGTTATTAATCATAGAGTATATCCAAGCAATTGTTATATACTATTTATTTATAAACACGGTGACTATATCATGCTAAAACCTAAATCCCTTAACTTTGAAGTCGACACAGCTGACCTATCAATGAACGACGTACAAAGTCTTTATAACATCTTTTTCCACACTAAAGATTACGACTGGTGGTACGAAGTATTACCTGGTGATGTCGTTGTTGACATTGGTGCAGGTATAGGAATGTTCTCAGCTAAATCACTTGACGCTGGAGCTAAGCGTGTCTTTATGATCGAACCGTGTCGATCTCTTTTGAAAACAGCAATTAAGAATGTTTCTGATCACATTATAGATAATCAAGATCTTCCAACAGTGATTCCAATCAATGCAGCGATCGGCAAAACAGATATTGATTTAAGTAACATCTATGGTGGAGATGATAATGTTAAGCTTATGGGATTAATGGAACTCTGTGAAACTTACGATATTACAGACATTGACTTTTTAAAGATTAGTGCAGCAGGTGCAGAATATAGCATGCTTACCGATAATATGGATTGGATAGGAACTCATGTACGTCACACCGCAGTTCGTTGCCATTTAGATGCACAGTATGGTGGTACTCGAAAGTTTAAAGAATGGCGAGATTCTTTCTTAAAGCCAATGACAGATTTAGGACGTGTCTTTTATAAAGATAACACATACTACGAAAAAGTCGCAAGTGACGACTTTAACGAGTTACTTCCTAGAAGCTTTATGGTGTATATTAAGAATTGGTAGAATTACCAGTGGTGAACAGCGTTCGCCATAATAAAAAAGCAAGTAATAAAATTAACACCTACAACAATACTTCGTACAATTGTAATGTACTTATCGTAGGGTTCTGTTTTATCGTCTGAATAACCACCCAGACTATACTGCCAAATTTTCCAAAGCTTACTCATCTCTTACCTTCTCTGTTGAGTTGTGAGACCAGACAGCGGTGATTCCACCAGCTATCATAGGTAACATCATAATTGAACCTATACCTAAAAGTAATCCTAAACTCATATCGATGCAGCCTCTACATAATAGTCGATCGCATCTTCTGGTGATTCAAAGCCTGTAATCATATATTCTCCAGCTGCTCCTGCGTCTTGCACTTCAACTGTAGGATTTGCTTCCTTCCAATTTGCAAAGAGCTCTTCTTGTGTTTGTCCTTTGAACTTCTTACTGAAGCCGACTTTGACGATAGCTTCTGCACTATCAACACCGTAAGAAACACAAAGCTTATATTCTGTACCTTCGATTCGTCTTGATGAAAACTCAGACCCTTCAGTATTTGATTTAGAACCTGTAGTAACAAGCTTCAGCTCTGGGTGTCTTTGATAAAACTTAAATCCTTCTTCAACAGGATCTATTTGAGTAATACGCCATTCTTCATATAGATCAGATAATGGTCTTAGAACCATCAGCTCACCATAACGACCTTTCACTTTATTATCTGAACTAGGGTTTAAAGCGATCGTAAGTGCTTCAATCGCGAAAGAAGCAATTTCAGCAACCTTTGTTGTCTCAGCAAATTTCTCTAAGTTATGAGCAATGATAAACAAATTATCTGGATCGTAATCCTTACCACCCATACTTGCTTCTTTAGTATGATCTAAGCATCTATTCTTTTTTCCAACACCACTATAGTGTAATGTATTATTTAGAATAGATTCTTGTAGGTTACCCTCTTCGCTATACGCGTAAACGTATTCACCAAGCTCTTTCAGATATTGATTGTATTTCATATTATTGCTCCATTATATAATTTTAAGATCTTTGATAAACTGTTTCTTAGGAGTTGTTTTGCTCCAATTATCCAGATCTGTTTCATAAAGTTTACATTGTTTATTTAATGAAACAATTTCCTCACTTGTTAAGTTTGAAAATGGTATCCCAAGTAAACGATTAGCATGTGCATCAGTAGCATCAGTTACATTCAGTATCTGTTGCGTGATCTCTTTTTTGTTCATATTCTTAAAAGCGATCTTATCGTCAAGCACTGCATTAATAAATTGCATCTTAACATGTAACCAAGAAACTTCGTTGGTGTAGTCTTCGATGTTTTTATCAATTCTTTGTTGAAGTACAGTAAAACGATAATCGCAGAAGTCAGCGATCAAGTTACGTACATCATCATATTCTCTCAGTTTACCATGTTGGTCAATAACAGTACAGTTTTGACTGAGTACTTTTGAGAGTTTAAATTTAGCAATAATTTGTTTGTGATTCCATTTGGCTGAAGACGCAAGCTTGAGTTTAACATTAAACCTAAAGCCACTCTTATCACATAGATCTTCATAGGATACTATATCACCGTCGTCCTCGAGTTTATCTAAGACCTTCACGAACCCTTCACGGTCTAGCCCATAAGGTACTTCAGTAATATTTAAAGTAGTCTTAGAAGGCTTCTCATAAACACCGAAGACAGTGTATCGCTTCGGCTCAAGAGGATCTTGTTCTACAGTACCATTAAACTCTGGGAATTTAATATCGACACTGCTCTTAATTTTCTTAGTTCGTATGTACTCATCACAAGCCGCAGCTACGCTTTGAGGACAATGAGGTAGAATATTTGTAGCGAAACCAGTAGCAATACCTTTAGTGCCATTAACTAATACCAATGGAATAACTGGTAGGTAATGTGCAGGTGGCTCATGCTCTGGATCTTCATGTACAGGACTTAAGTCTACGTCTTTAATATACTTCTCAAAATTAGATGAGAGTTTAGTGTAGACATAACGTGGAGCACCAGCATCTTGAATAAGTCGAGTACCAAATGATCCTCTACCTTCAACAAGACAAATGTTGTTATTCCAAGTTGCAGCCATAAGCTGACCTGAACCAGCTGCTGAACCCTCGCCGTGATTGTAACCGTAATCTGAAATGATACCAGATACTGCTGATACTTTCTTAAAGTCTCGTTTAGTATTTTGGATACTAGAGTAAAGATAGAATCTTTGTACTGGTTTAAGTCCGTCGATCATATTAGGAATCGCACGGTTTTCAACGGTGTACATAGCAAAGCTTTTCCATTCTCTGGATGCTACGTTTGACAACGGATAGTATTTGTTGTCGTCACTGATGTAAGATGTTAAGTCGCTCATAATTACTCTTTGTTGTTTGTAGGTTATATTATATCAAATCAAAAGGTGTTTGTCAACCCCTAAACATAAATTCTTTTCTTAAGTTCGCATCTCTACCAAACATCATTTGGAATAGATCAGCGTCATCAACAGAAACAGTATCATATTTGGGTTTATTAATAATCACATCGTACTCATCTTCGGTAAGCGAACCAAGACCTTTGATGTAACGGTGTTTCCAATTTGAATATTTTGATTTAAACTCTGAAGCTTCTTCGTATGTATAGAACCACTCTACTTTATCTTTAAAGGTGGATATCATAATCGGAGTACGAGTAATTCTCACTAAGTGTTCAGTGAGTAGTCGTGGCCAGAACTTGTAAAAGAAAGCGATCAGCAAAGGACTAATGTGTCCGATACCATCGTGGTCAGCATCAGTCAATGTAGCAATATGTTTATAAGTCATATTCTCAACAGAGTCAGGATCGTTAATGTCTAATCCTAAAAC